TGAAATTGGCAAACAATCGGAGCTTCAGAAATACCAACAGAAACAACTAGAATCACAAGGGTTTAAATATTATTTAGTTAATAATTTAAATTATTTTAAAGAGATAGTTGTTTATTAATAATAAATAGTTATATTTGTATATAACTAATAACTAAAAACCATGAAAGAGTTCCAAACAGAAATGAAAGCACTAATTAAAAAAAGTGGCTTTATCCACGATGAAATAAAAGAGCTTGTACATTTACACGCTTTAAAGATTGAAGCTAAAAAAAACAAAGAGTATAACTTGCTCCCATCAATAGAAGGGATATATTACTTTAAAGCTTCAATACAATTATACGACTTAACTATTTACGAAATAAACCTAAATTCATTATGAAAAATTTATACAAATCATTGGCTAACTTTCAGCAGGAAGTGCCAACAATACACAAAGCAACACAAGGTTTTGGATATACCTATGCAGACCTTACAGCTATCTACAAAGTAATTAATCCATTGATGAAAAAAAATGGATTAGGATTTACTCAATTGCTTCAAGACAATAAAATGGTTACTATCGTTTTTCACATTGAAAGCGGTGAAACAATTGAAAGTAGAACAGACATACCAATGAATGTACAACTTAAAGGAATGAATGATTTCCAGGTAATGGGGAGTGCAATTACTTACTTACGAAGATATAGTCTGTCAAGTGTTTTGGGTTTAGTGACCGACAAAGATACAGATGCTGGCGGTGAACAAGTAAGCAAACCAAAAGATGAACGTGAAACATTAACCAATGATCGCTTTGAAAAAGCAGTTGAAAAAATAAGAAACAAACAATACACAATCGAAGAACTGAAAGCAAAATTTAAGTTAAACACAGCTCAAGAGGGGGCTTTATTACTTATTGAACTATGAGTTTATACTTAATCATTTTAGCAACTTATTGGATTATTTTATTAATATTTTTAATATCAATCAATCCAAAATTACCAACTGGATCAACAAGAATAATCAGAAATTGGAACGAAGGCTTATTTATATTTGGATGGTTAAGCTTTCTTTTTTCCGCAGTACTAACTTTTTTAATTCAATCATTATGTTAATCAGATGTTCATCACTTCCAAAAATTTGCACCGCTTCAAAGGTCAAAGGGTCACTTAGCGAAACTGCAAAGAGCTACATTAAAACAATAGCTAAACAAGACTTCTATGGCTACGAAAGCGAGCTTAATAATAAGTACGTAAAGAAAGGTATTGAATGCGAAGGAGCAGGCATATCACTCTATAATAACGTGTTTTTTACTTCGTACGAAAAGAACAAAGAAAGAAAGTCTAATGAGATTATTACAGGGGAGTGCGACATTTATACTCCTGAGTTAATCATTGACATTAAGTGTTCATGGTCTTTCGAAACGTTTCCGGCAACTAGCGAGGATATAACTGTAAAAGACTACGAATACCAACTAAGGGGCTATATGTACTTGTACGATGTCAATAGTGCGGAGCTTGCTTATTGTATGATTGACACTCCAGACCATTTAATTGGCTATGATAATGTGCAAATCCATAAGACAATTAATGCACCAATTGAAAGCTTAGTTACTACTTTGAGAATTGAAAGGAATGAAAAGTTAGAAGATGAAATGATTGAGAAAGTTCACATGGCGCATGAATATTACAATGAGTACATTAATCATTTAAATTTAAAAAACAGATGAAAAACATAATTGATTTTAAAGACATTAACTTTGCCTTAATTGCTTCACATTTGAAGTACAATAGGAAAAGTTATAAGAAACAAAAGCTTGTAGAGAAAGCCTTTGAGTTAGCAAATGAAGTATTAATAAACAAACAAAAAGAACAATGAAAAATGAAATGAAATTTACGGGTATTATAACAGATATTCTTGACGTAACTAAAACAACCAAAGAAAAAAGAATTGAGTTTATTGTTAAAGAACAAGTAGATCAGTATCCTCAAAGTGTTAAATTTTCAATCTACGGGGACGAGAAAGTAGATAAGTTTTTAGAGTATAACAAGGTAAATGCAATTGTAGAAGTATCGTTTAATTTTTCCACAAAATACGTTGTTGAAACCGATACCCATTATACAAATATGCAAGCGCGTTATATTAATAAAGCAAAATCAGCAGAACCTTTTTAGTATAACGTATGGGTATTGGCGAAGTTGCCGAACCGAAAGCTAAATTGAAAAACAAAAGTTGAAATTATGGACGAAAGTTTAATTGAAAAACAGAACGGCAATTTTGCCAATACAGTGTTACCTACCTTTTTTCATTCGGTTGAGGATAAAAATATAACACTTACTCCGTTAAATTTAATTGACAATTTTGGAGTATTTGATTTAGACCCTTGTGGTTTACAATGGCACAAAACAGCAAACAAAATTATTTCGTTGCCTGATGATGGATTGGTTGAAGAATGGAGTGGTAGAGTTTGGCTTAATCCTCCTTATTCAAACCCAAAGCCGTTTATTAAGAAACTTGCTGAACACAGAAACGGAATTGCATTGGTACTAAACTCTACCGATACGGAATGGTTTCAAGAGTATGGATTAAAAAAGGCAAACGGAATGTATTTATTGAAAGGCAGACCAAAGTTTACAAGAATGGATATGTCGCCTGTATCAATAATGAGAGGTGTTGTTTTGTTTGCTTATGGAGAACAGAATTGTCAGGCACTTAAAAATTGTCAATTAAATGGTTACTATGTCGGTCTTTAAAATGGCACCTAACAAAAATATATACGCAACTATATTAAATTAGTTGCGTATATTTAACCAATTTAAAAATAGAAATTATGCCATGTAAAATATCACCACTTAAAGAAAGGCTTCCATTTACTTGTCCATATACTCAAGAAGAGTGGAGAATAATAATGGTTCAAAATCTTATTAATCAAATTAAGAATTACAAAAGTATTTATCATGCAAGAAAAAATTGACGAATTAAAAAAAAAGTTAACGGGTAACCTTTACGATGACATGGATATTCACAACGAAATCTATGAAATCAAAAAACAAATGAATCCCGAAATAGTGAACAATCCGCAACAGGACCAGGACGAGTGCGAAGCTTGTGGGTCTTAAATGTTAAATTATGTTAATTAAAGATTTACCGAAGTTACACCAAGAATGGGTAAACATAGTTAAGTCCTTTGGTGCAAAGACAGACGCTGAGGACATTGTTCAAGATATGTATATACGAATTTACAAGTATGCAGACAACAAAACAGAGGTTTCGAAGTCTTATATATGGGTAACACTTAGAAATATATTTTTTTATAACTATAAAAATGAAATAAAGACAATAGAATTAACTAACTTGCACACATATATTGACGAAGATAGTGACGAACTCTGGGAAAAAATAGATACATTTGTTGAACGTGAAACAAGCACATGGCAGTGGTTCGAGAAAAATCTTTTTAATGTATACTTAACAAGTGGTAAGTCAATGAGAGATTTAGAACGTGAAACAAAAATATCAGTTACTACAATTTTTCACACGATTAAAAAATGTAAAACAAAATTGAAAAACCAATATGAGAACGAAAAAAACTAGAGGATTAGGAGATACAATAGAAAACGTACTTCATGCAACAGGAATAGATAAATTAGCTAAATTTGTTTTAGGTGAAGATTGTGGGTGTGAAGAACGTAAAGAGACACTTAACAAACTATTTCCTTACAAGACTCCTGAATGCCTAACAGAAAGCGAGTATAATATACTTACGGATCTATTACCATTAATAACACCAGGGAGTGAGAATTATACCGATAAAATGAAGCCATCACAACAAATGGCATTATTGAAAATAAGCAATAGAATCTTTAATAAACGAGATAATACAACAAGCTGTTCAAGTTGTTTGCAAAAATTAGTCTTAGATTTAAATAAAGTTTACAAAGAATATATAGTTGAATAACCAATACAAAATCAATGGCTGGAACAGGAGGAGCAAGACCGGGAGCAGGTCGCAAACCAAAAGACGAAGAGAATAGAATTAGAGATTTAATGATTCCTTATTCATTGGATGCAATTAAATGTTTAGCGAATATAGTAGTAAGTGATATTTCAAAAGATGCAGATAAAATTAGTGCGTCAAAGATTATAATTGAATACTCTTATGGCAAACCAAAAGAACGAGTGGAGTCGGATATTAATATAACTACAACAACACTAAAAGACATTATTAGTTTTGGTAGTACTGAATCCGAAATATAAAACATTCATTAACGATAGCCGTTATTTCATAGTTACGGGTGGTAGAGGGAGCGGTAAATCATTTAGTATAAATCTACTGTTATTACTACTTACTTATGAGGAAGGGCATACCATATTGTTTACAAGATATACCCTTACTTCGGCTCATATTTCAATTATCCCTGAGTTCATAGATAAGGTTGACTTATTAGATAAGCACTCAGATTTTCATATTACAAAGGACGAAATAATTAATCTAAAGACAGGATCAAAGATATTATTCAAAGGAATTAAAACAAGCTCAGGAACACAAACGGCTAATCTTAAATCATTAGCTGGAGTCACTACATGGGTACTAGATGAGGCGGAGGAGTTAACAGATGAGGATGTCTTTGATAAGATAGACTATTCGATACGATCCAAAGACAAACAGAATAGGGTTATACTTATCCTTAATCCAGCAACTAAAGAGCATTTTATTTATCAAAAGTTCTTCGAAGCAAAAGGTATTGAAGCTGGGAGTAATTTAATCAAAGGTGATACAACTTACATTCATACAACGTACCTAGATAATATATCAAACCTTTCTGAAAGTTTCTTAAATCAAATAAAAATAATAAAAGAACGTAGACCAGACAAGTATAAACATACTATTCTCGGTGGGTGGTTAAATAAAGCAGAGGGCGTTATCTTTACGAATTGGAAAATAGGAACATTCAATAAAGATAATGGCAGTGTGTTTGGTCAAGATTACGGATTTTCAGCAGACCCAAGCACATTAATCGAAACGTCAATTGACAAAACTAATAGGATAATTTATCTTAAAGAACACATCCATAAGCAAGGGTTAACTACGTCCGAACTTGCGCAATTAAATCAACAATTTGCGGGCCGTGATTTAATAGTAGGGGATAATTCAGAGCCTAGATTAATAGCAGAGCTTAAGGCAAAAGGTTTAAATATAGTTGCTACAATTAAGGGAGCTGACTCAGTTAAATATGGTATTAGTTTAATCCAAGACTATGACTTAATTATAGATGAAAATTCAGTAAATTTGATTAAGGAATTAAATAACTATTGCTGGCTAGAAAAGAAAAGCGAGACACCAATAGATAAGTGGAACCATTGTTTAGATGCTGCGAGATATGCTATTTCATATCAATTAGCGAATCCGAACAAAGGTAGGTATAACATAAGGTAATAAATTTAATTATATAAGTATGCAAGTAGAGTTAACTATTCCAACTTCTTTAAAAGAGATTACTTTAGGGCAGTATCAAAAGTATTTAGAGATAGCAGAGAAAAATGAAAATAAAGAGTTTGTTTTTCAAAAAATGATAGAGATATTTTGCAACGTAGAATTAAATAAAGTTGTAAATATTAAAGCTACTCAGGTAGTGGAGTTGGTAAATCATTTTACTGAATTATTTAAAGAAAAAACAACTTTCAAAACAAGGTTTACTTTGGGTAAAACAGAGTTTGGTTTTATTCCAGACTTAGAAAATATAACTTGGGGGGAGTATATAGATATAGAGTCCAATATATTTAAGATGGGGGAACTAAATAAAGCCCTCTGTGTAATGTACCGACCTATTACAAAGAAGTATAAAGATACTTACGCAATAGAGCCTTACGTAGCAGATATTACTTATAGCGAAGTAATGAAAAGTTTACCTTTAGATATTGCTTTAAGTTCATCCGTTTTTTTTTGGACTTTAGGAAACGAGTTGTTAAAGACTTTGACGGATTGTTTGGAGGAGACTCAGATGAACAGCCAAACGAATTTAGCGAGTCACAACAGTTCACTAATAGATGGGGATGGTATTCTTCAATTTACCAACTTTCAAAAGGAGATATTACAAAATTTGACCGAATTACAAACGAGGGATTATTTAAATGTTTAACTCTTTTGTCATTTGAAAAGGAAAAAAACGAAATAGAAATTAGACAAATAAGAAAAGCAAATGCAAAATTATTATAGTTTAACGACAGCTTTATACACAGCTTTAAGCACCGATCCATTAGTTAATAAAGTTACTAAGGGGAGCTTAGATAAGATTACAAATGCTAAACAAGATATGTATCCTCTTTGTCATATTATTTACAACGATAGCAAATTTCTTGGTAGCACAAATTCATTTAGTGTTTCATTTGTTTGTATGTCAATAGTAGATATTAGCAAAGATTCAGTAACAAACGAGTATATAGGTAATGACAATGAGGACGATGTGTTAAATACTACTCATGGGATATTAAACAGGCTATTCGATAGCTTAAGACGTGGAGCTTTAAGCAACGATGGTTATAGATTGAATGAAGAGACTGCGGTTTGTGAGCCATTTGTTGACAGATTTACAGACGCGGTTGCTGGATGGACTATGACTTTGGATATAACTATTGACTCAAATTCTTCTATATGCTAGACCAAGAGAATATAGATATAGAGTTAAAGAAATTTAAAGATTATGTCATCCAACAAAGTAAATCTAATCTAACTAAGGGTAGGCATAATTTTACAAAGAGTTTATATAATTCAATTAAGGGGGAGTCAAAGGCATATCCAAAGAGTTACTTACTTTCATTTAGCATGGACGAGCACGGCTTATATCAAGACAAAGGGGTAAGGGGTAAGAGTTCAAATATTAAAGCACCTAACAGCCCGTTTAAGTTTGGAACAGGAACGGGTAAAAAAGGAGGGTTAACGGAAGGAATAAAAAAATGGGTACGCGCCAAAAGATTTCAATTCAAGAATAAAGAGACGGGTAAATTCATGAGTTACGATTCAACAGCTTTATTAATTGCTAGGTCAATTTATAACAAGGGATTAAAACCTACTTTATTTTTTACTAAACCTTTTACTAATGCCTTTAAAAGACTCCCTGATGAAATGGTTAAGGGGTTAAGCATGGACGTTGATAGATTATTTAAGTATTCATTAAAACAACCTAAAAAATAATGGGATTAATTAAAGCACGAAGCCCTTTTATAGTTACAATAAACGAGGCTAGTCAAGTAAGCACTAAGATAAAGTTGTTTATTTCTACGACTACTTTTAGTGGGTCTCCTCAATACACATTAAGTAAATTAATACCCTCGTCAAACTTCCCAGCTACTTATTATGACATAGCACCTTACTTGCGTAGCTATTTTAATTTTACAACATTACCAGCACCAACGGTCATTACTTCGTTAGCTATGTTGAATGTAAAATTTGATAAATATAAAACAGTAGGAGTTACAGAAACACTCGTAAGTTCTACAACACTATTTGCAAGTGATGGGTACACGGAATTTACCGAGGGGTTAAATAGTGATTCTTATCCTAGAAATACGTACTTAATGGATGAAAAAAAATACTATGTTCATAAGGGTGCTTATGCTGGGTTTATCACAGCTTACTTAGCGGTTGGTGATTATGTACGTTATATTTCTAGCGAGGGTACAACAGTTGATAAGGCGGCTATAATAACAGCAGGGTGGTACATGATACCCAAACAAGAAGACGAGTTTGTATTTAATTACACTATCTTAATTCGCAATTCAGCAAATTCAAATTTAGCGACTTATTATGTAGAGGTGGTAGAAGAATGTAGATATACTCCCGTAATTGTAGACTTTGTAAACAAGTATGGTGCATGGCAGAGGGAGTTCTTTTTTAAAGCTTCTGTAGATACTATAGAGGTTCAATCAATGGAATACAACGCGTTAATGCCAAACATAAACTACACGACAAGTGAGGCACAAAAAAAGACGTTCAATGTAAATGCAAATGAAAGTATTAAGGTAAATACAGGTTGGGTAGAGGAAGATTTTAAAGTTAATTTAAAGCAGTTGATGTTAAGTGAAAGGATATTATTAAATGGACTTCCCGTTAATTTGAAAACTAAAAACATGGATTTCAATAAGCACTTAACAACTAAGCAAAT